AATAAATTTGCTGATCTAATTGAATGTGATAATGGTTTTCTTTTACCTTTTAAATAATAAACTCTATCTTTTATTTCCCATTTAGGTTTTTTAGGTTTGACTTCCACTTTAGGAGTTTTAACCTTCGGTTCTTCCATAACAACCGTTTCTTCAACTATAGGTTCTTCAACCTTAATTGTTTCTTTTTTCTTTGCCATAATATAATATATAATATAATTAATAAAAATATAAGGGCGATACTAGACCGCCCTTATAAAATAAATAGTCTTACTTCATTAACATAAAGTTGTTTGCACCTTGTGTGATTAAACATCTTTCTGATAAAAAGTGGATCTGCATTGCATCAAGCGCTGATGTAGCAGCTCCAACTGAACCAGTAACCCAAGATTTCATTCTTCGATCATCAGTTTGAGAAGCTCTATATCTAACGTGCAAGAATGGTCGCTTCATATTTGAACCAACTTGTTGGTCATAAACAGAAGACATTCCAGCAGGAACCATAACACCTCTAATTGCATTAGCACCAGCAGTATCATTAATACTACCTCTTGTAGCTTTATCATTTAAATATCTCATGTCAGATTTGTAGAAGTCATAAGAACCTCTTCTAAATCCTGAGAAACCTAAATTTAATGCCATATCTTCGTCGTTGTCGAATACTCCATAAGAAGTACCTCCAGCTCCGTAAGAATTCATAGAAGCAAGCATGTCATCGATAGCTAAACTAGTAGCACGATTAACAAACATCATGTATTCTTCAATAGCACCTTGTTTGTCGAACTCAGCTAAAATAGCATCGAACTCAGCTAAATCAGTAGCAGCATTAACACCAGTAACACCAGTGGTAATATTACCTCTTGATTCAACAGCAGCGAATAAACCTTGTGTACCAGATGGTTGATTATTTGAAGTTAAGAAATCAGAAGTATCATCTGTACCTCCAACACCAAGCTCACCTTCTAACATTGCCATTTCAATGTAGTCAGTAAATCTTGATCTTGTTTCTCCTTCAGCTTTTAAATACCATAAATATCCATTTTCTCCAGATTCTGTAGAAACTTCAACCCAACCGATTCTAGCAGCGTCAGATCCTGACACTTCGTAGTAATCTTTTAAAATAATTGGTTTATTGCTGTAAGACTTGAAGTCAGGCTCAAGAGCTTGTCTTCTTTCTGTCGCAGCAGCAGCAGCAGTATTATATGTTGTACCTTTTGCGAATTCAGAACCATAAACTAATATTGTTCCAGTAGTAGCAGTTAGTGCAGTACAATCAGCGGCACCATAAGGTTCAACACTGATAGCGTCAGTTGCAACGTGCACAACTAAAGCTTTTAATACAGATACAGCAGTAGCTATAATAACAGTATCATTAACTCTCACACCATGAGATCCAGCTGCATAAGTAGCATTAGTATCTATGTGATCATTGATCGTTATTAAACCACCATTAGTTGAACTACCACCATTTACTGTAGTTACTGTACATGTATAAGATAAATGTAATCTACCTTGTTCAGACCAAACGACTTGATCAGCCGTCATAGCCTCTTCCGCTCCAACTTGAGATAAAAAACCAGAAATTGTTCGTGGACCGAAAACTTCAGCTTCTTTTTCCATTAAGTCAGGCAGGTATTGTTGCGCCCAACCCTCATTTGCGGTTGCAGCTAAGTCTAGGTAATTTGATGCAGTAGCTTGCTGGATTGGACCAGGTACGCTATTCAACAAACCACCAGGATTTGAAATTGCCATAATAATTAATTTTTAAATTGTTTTTAACTTTTTTTTCTAACTCTAAAGGATCTGTTTTTTATATCAGAAGAGGATTCGCCTAAAACTCTAGCTTTTATACCACCAACATTTATTTCACCATGTGTTTGACGTGGATCCATATTTACGTTCTTATCTTTAGCTACTTGATCTTTGACTGCATCGGCTTTTCCTTGTTCATAGAAATGTTTAGCAATAGTGTCAGCATTCATAGCAGTAAATAAAGATTTATGATATCCGCTCGCATCCGCAATAGTTGTTTTATCATCACCAACAAATTTGTTGACAAAATTATTTAAATCACTTTGCGTTTGCTTAACCTTGTTCACATCTTTTACATTAAACCTAAATTTCTTATCTCCAACTTGATAATCAAAACCTTTGAAATCTTCGTTGAAAACATTATCAGTTTTTTTCAAAAATGCGTCCTTGGTAGCTTTATTCAATCTACTCTGTTTTTCAGTCTCCTTATTGTATCTATTAAAGAAGTTTATAGCTTTCTGTTGATCTTCTGTCAATCTACTTCCAGCTTTAATTTCTTCATAGTATTTAGACTTTTGCCTGTCTAAGTGGGCTCGCGCCTCGGCAACTTGCTCTTTGAGGGCTATCTTTTTTCTCTTAATGTCTTTAGGATCGTCAACCTCATCATCAACACCATATCTTTCTTCTAATAAGAAATGTCTTTCTTCTGGTGTTAAATGAGATTTTGTTGTACGATAATATTCATCAAGTACGTCAGAGTCGTCCATTTTAGTGACGTCTCTGTTTAAATTAACGTAGTCATTTATATCACCACCCGTTTCTTCCATGAAACTTATAAGTTTTTCAACCTTTTCAGGTAGTGGCTTTCCAGTTTCTTGAGCTTCAACTATAGCTTCTTGTACTTCTTCTTCAACTTTAATTACTTCTTCATTAGTAACTTCTTGTATAGTTGGTGCCTCTTGTTGTTTTTCTTCAACAACCTCTTTGACTTCTGGTTCAGCATTGACCACGACCACCTCTTCTTTCTCGACGGGTTTTTCTTCAACCTTTTCGTCTTTTTCTACAGGTGGTTTTGATAAATCAACTTTAGTAATAGTTTCCTTAGATTTACTCTTTTTCATTTTAACCTTAGTAACATTATCTTTAGTTTTTTCAACTTTAGTCTCTTCGACTTTAGGTTCTTCAACCTTATTTTCTTTTTTTGCCATAATAAAATTTTATAAAATATTAAATATTAACGAGGGCCAAATTCACCTAATCCTACTCCCCCTGTAACTATATCATTACCTGATGATTCAAAACCTTTACCAGAATCACCTGATTTTCTTTGGTCTATCATATCTCTTTGATGAGAAGCCTGTCTATCTATACGTTCATCTTTTCTATCCTCTCTCATCATCTCTAACTTATTTGAAACCTCTGTTTCTTGAGCTCTTACATTAGAATTTAATTTAAACTCCAACATCATTAACTCTTTTTTAACTCTAGCCTCTTGTTGTAAGAATTGAATCTTTAAATTACTTTTTGTTTTCTCCAACTCTTGCTCTCCTTTTATTTTTGTTTGATTCTTTTCTATTTCAATTTTTGCCGCTTCTTGAGCTGCCATGGATTGTGATTGTGCTTGTGATTGCATATTTTGTTGAGCCATCTTTTGATCTCTCTCCATCTTTTTTCTTCTTTTCAATTTCAATAATTGATTTGCCAACTTGAGATTTCTAACATCTCTTATATCTATAGCGTCATCAAGATCAATCATCTTCTGTCCTAATGCAACTTGTATGTTGTTTTCAAGCATTTGCTTTTCCTCATCGTCTGGTAATAACTCTATAAATATACCAAACTCATGAAGATGTAATTCGTTCATTTCACCTAGTGTAGCAACATTATGAGCACCAATTGCTTGTATAAATGACTCTTTCGTTGGAGAATATTCTATTATATCCGCAATTCTAAGCGCCATACATTCAGCCATTTCAGCCGTTAAGTACAACATTGATTGTAATATATGTCTAGTTGCTGTGTTAGAATTAGCAGCGGCAAGTTTCTGAACTCCAACTAAGGTTTTAGGATCAGGTACTGTACCATCTCTAGCTTCAGTTAAACCTGTTACATCTCTTATCATTTGTAAGTAGTAATTGTACGTAGCAATTAAACTTTGTATTTTATTTCCTCCACCGCCATTCTGGATTTGTTGTATTGGCACTTTACCGGGATTTTGATCTCCTTCTGATGTGAAACTTCTACCAATAACACTACCAGTTTGGAAGAACATGTTTAAAGCTTCTTGCGGATTATAATTTGTTCCATTACCAAGATCAACTTCTGCTAAACCATCAACATCAAGATAAACACCATCTGGTACCATTCTTGATAATACTTGTTGTAACTTTAAATGTGTTAACTGAATCATATCAGCAAATCCAGTGATTCTACCAACTAATGATTCTATTTTTCCATTATATATTCTAGGTGCAACAATCTGGTAG